ATATTACCCCTTCCTGTGTGGATGTTTTGTATTCTTCAATAAATTGAGTATTTACGGTATTTTTCCCAAAAACCAAAATTTTATTTTTATCAGCTTCAAGTAAAAAATTTATCCTATGATATCTTGGTTTTAAACACATATGACTATATATGTACTCTCTATTTAACCGATTGTTTATATGAAAATTATCAAAAAACTTTTTAAAATCCAAAAAGTATTCACCATATCCATATTTCATATTTGGAAACAAATAAAAATCCAATTGGCCTTCGGATAATATATGATATAGACCAAAAAAAGAATTATAGTAAAAATTTTTTTTATTTTCAAATAATTCGTAATCCGATAATTTTATATGCTTAAATTTAAAATCATATAAAAACCAATCTTCTTCATCTTCATAATTAACGGCTTCCAATATTGCAAAATTAAAAAGAATTTGAACATTTTTTTCAACATAAACTTTTTCCAATTTATCAAATTCTTCTTTATGGTTTTTTAATAATGGAAAATAAAATCTATACCACAATTGTCTATCGCATATTATTGTTAAATTTTCAATTGGATTTATATATAATGAATTAATACTCATCACATCTTTTAATTCACTTAATTTTTCATATGGATTTTCCATATGATGTTCAATATCTATAACATTTTCTTCAGATTTTATTTTTAATAGTTTTTTTCGTTGAGAAATATCATATAACTCTAATAATTCGGCCTCCGGAAACAAACAATGTAATTCTGGTACTGTACATAATATTTTTAAATACTTCATATAACTTCTAATATTTGGTTAATCCATTTTTGTTTATCTGTATATTTGTCTAATCCCCTTTTTAATCTATCAAATTGTTTTTTATTTTTTTCAAAATCATCTTCCAATATACGAAGATATTGATAATGAAACTGCTCTTTATTCATTGCTCTATAACGATACTTAATATGTTTCATCCAATTCGTATCCAATATAGGAAGTTTACCATTGTCAATTGCATCAAATATAGCATACCCAAATGGTTCTTTGGTATATGCTCCATGAAATATTTGAAAATTCTTTTCAAAAAATTTGCTGTGAAATTTATAATCAAATTCTACAAATTGGTGCACCTCGGAATTTATTTTAGATACTTCCAACAACCTTTTATAATCATATTTGTTTGAAAATATAAAAGCCGGAATTTTATCTAAATAATGTGCATTCTTTCTAGTCTCACACCTTGCTGCATATCCAACTCTATTACCTATTACACCTGTAAATGGTTTGTTTTGTTTCCATTCATAATAATTTGTAATTGTTATCGTATTTGGAAAATAGGTGTGAATTGTATCATTTTCATAACCAATCCAAACTATATTTTTTGAATTATCTAACAGGTCTTTTTGCCAATGCCAATCCAACCTTGTCATTAGATTTTCATATTCATCATTTAAACCAACTACATCGGGAATAAAAGCGTGAACAAATGTTGTATGAATTTTATGAAAATAGTTTTTAAGTAATTCCCATTTTTTGTAAGGATGGTGAAGGATAACAATTTTATCACATTCATCCAACAATTTTTTTACTTCTTCTTCATTTTCGTAAGTATAAATTGCACCTTCTTCTTGAATAAGAGGTCTACCGACTACAACTATTTTGTAATCCTCTTTTATTAGTGGAAGAATATTTTCGACAAAGTTATTGCACCAAATATCAGAACCACCTATAACATTTTTTCCGTAACCTGTTGTAATGAACACTATCATATACTACCGCTTGTTCTATTTTTTAAATATTCTATTTTTTTAGAAATATATTCTTGTTTGTATTTTTCAGGTTTATAATTTCCATTTTTATCATACAATGGTGTATTTGCTACATCTGGATCCTTTCTTTCTGCAACTACCATCCAACTTATTAAATCAGTTGATGTGGAATTTTCAGAATATATTTGAACCGAACCGCTAAATACATTTCCTCTTACTCTATCAAAGCCTGAATCATTTTGTAAAAATAATTGTGGGTTTTTTGTTAAAGCTTCAAATGTACCTTCTGTCATTCTTGATGCAGAATCAATTGAACAACTTGCAAATCCATCAATTAATTCACAATTACCTCTATAAATTAAATCCGCTTTAGGTCCTTCTAATGCAGTGTGATATAACCACTTATCTTCCACTACTGGATGTTGTATTTTAAATTGTTTTGATTTACCTGTTAAACCTTGTGAAACCGATAGTGAACCAATGATACCCGATTTTCCTTTTACTTCAAAAAAGTTTACTTGTGCAGCTGCCTCTGCATCTAAGCCAGCTGCTTTTGCAGATACATCCGCTGCATTCATATAGTTTTTAAATCCTTGATAAACTTGTATACCACCAGGAGAAAATATAGAATAACCATTACCCACTCTACCATACTTTACAAGTATATCATTCGCTGGCCTTCTACATCTAATATAAGAATAATTTCCATTTGCCCATAAAGAATAATATTGTATTATTTCAACTCTATACCATTTTGCAGTTCCTAATGTATTAATACCACCGCCTCCTGGTGCTTTAACTGTTCCACCATATATACTATTTATTTCGGATGGTGTTCCACCACCATATTGTTCCAAATATGAAGATGCCAATAAAACCGTTTCATATCCATTATATCCATATGTAGTATCTATGTTTGTTTGATTTTGTGCATCCGTTCCTGTTGGGTACCTTGAAACTTGCATATAGCATTGCCAATATCCCAATATATAATCACCACCATCATCACCAGACAAAACATTATTTATATTTGGAAAAGTTTCAGATTCAACAAATATTTCTTCAGAGGCATATTGTAATCCAATTATACCATATCCATATCCATAATTAATACCACCATATGCACCCAAGTCAGTAACATTACCATCCGCATACGGTTGTGGGTCTGTACCGTATACTGTTGCTAGATATTGACTATTATTAGAATAACCTATAGAACCCGTATCACTTACAGATACGGCCGGGATAGTTAAATCTGCATTGATTCTTAATCTATCTAAATAATCGACACTATTAGTTTCTCTAATTACAATTGCTGGTCTATTTGATTCAGTTGTCAATCTTAAACTAAAACTACCTGTTGTTTTTGTTAAAGAATCCGATGTAAGTCCCCAACCGGCTATATTTCCTGTGTTTGTAGCTGTTATATTTGTTGCTGTAATATCTCCTTTAATTGATAACGCATCGGTAGCAGCTGTCCATGTCAAATATCCGGCACTTCCCTGCAATCCAAAATTACCGGAATTATCCATATAAGATTTCCAAGAACTTCCATTATAATACCCCAAATAATTTGCACCCAAATATAAACCACTTCCTGCCGGCGCTGCGTTTGCTAAAGCAAATCCACTTCCACCAAAATTATAAGATGATGGATTCACCCAAGAGCCAGAATTTGAACCAATAGTTGTTAATTGAGATTGAGCGGAATTTGCCGTTGATTGTGCAGTTGCTGCATTACTAACCGCAGTGTTTGCAGTTGATTGTGCAGTTGATACGGATGATTGTAAAGATGATGTAGCACTATTTAAATTTGTTATTGCAGTTTGTGCATTTCCACCTGTTACATTAATTGCACCATTTACAGTCAACGTAGTTCCATCCCAAGTTAGTTTATCTTTAAGAGAAAATTGACCAGAGTTATCTACATAAAAAGAAGTATTAGTATTATTGTAGGTTCCTGTACCAATATACATTTTTTTATTTATACCATCCAATGTAATTGCACCACCACTACCAACTACAAATAGACCGGAAATATATCCACCATTACCGGCAATTATTGGAGATGATATTGAAGTAGAAGTAATAAATGTTCCATTACCACCGGTCCAGTTACCATTTGCTAAAAGATTTACAGAAGCGGATGCATCCGTTTTTGCCTGTGCAATCGCTGCAGCTTGTGCGGCGGCAGCTGCATTGGAACCTGATGTAACTGCATTACTTGCGGCATTTGAACCAGAAAGAACTGCATTGTTTCCTATACCTGTTGCAAATAATTGTGCAGCGGTTTGTGCAGCAGCTGCAGATGCTGAACCAGATGCCACAGCGTTAGAAGCTGCATTTGAGCCAGATGTTACAGCATTTGATGCGGCTGTATTTACTTGTGTTGTAGTTGCTGCATTACCACCGGTTACTGTTATTGCTCCGTTAATTGTAAGGGTACTACCATCCCAAGTTAATGAATCCGTTCCCGTTCCACTTAAATAAAAATTACCATTATTGGCCATATAAGTTTTCCAACTACTACCATTGTAATAACCCAAATAAGAAGAACCTAAATATAATCCGGCAGAAGTTGTAGATGGCGTTTTATTTATTAATCCACTACTATTTGTAAATATTCTTGCATCCAAAGAAGATGTTGCCGAATTTATATTTGTAAGAGATGAATTAATTGATGCGGTTGTGGAATTTATATTTGTTACAGATGAATTTAATGATGATGTTGTAGAATTTAAGTTTGTTAATGTAGTATATGCAGGACCGCTTACAATATCTATCGAACCTTTAATTTGAAGAGTTGCAGTTGCACTATCCCAAACTAAATAACCACCGCCGGCAACAGATGATGTTAAATAAAAATTACCATTGTTAGCCATATAAGTTTTCCAATCACTACCACTATAATATCCCATATATGTTGAACCCAAAAATAAACCATTTGAAGTACCAACCAAAACAGTTGGTGGTTTATTTATTTGACCATTCTGATTTGTAAAAATAGAATTATATAAAGATGATGATAAAGATGCAGTTGCACTATTAATTGAATTTAACAATGATGATGTTGCACTATTTAAAGAAGAAGTGGTGGCCGCATTACCACCTTGTATATTAATATCTCCCTGCACTTGCAATCTACCTTGTGCAGAACTCCATGCTAAAAACCCACCACCGACTATGGATGAAGTTAAATAGAAATCACCCTGATTATCCATATAAGTTTTCCAACTACTCCCACTATAAAATCCAAGATGGTCTTGCCCCGTATAAAGACCTGCGACCGAAGCGGTTGGCGGCCTTCTTATTTTACCATTTTCATCTGTAAAAATGTATTTATCTAAATAAGCTGATGCCGATAAAACGGTATATGCTGATTGTGAATTTGCGTTTGCTAAAGATGTACTTATTGAAGAACTTACATTTGATAATGAAGTACTTACACTACCACTTAAATTATATATTGAACCACTTACACTACCACTTAAAGTATATATTGAACCACTCACACTTCCACTTAATGTAACTACCGAACCACTAACAACGTTTATTGAAGAACTAACACTTCCACTTAATGTTGTAACCGAAGCTGATGTATATCCAATTGATGATGATAATGATGAACTGATTGAACCTGTTAATAATAAAACCGATGTACTAACCGAACTACTTAATGTTAAAATACTACTACTAGCAGAACTACTATAAGCAGTCATTGTTCCACTAATTGATTGTGATACCGCCAATAATGAAGAACTTATTTCCGCTGATGATGATGCAATTTGAGTTAAAACAATTACAGTATTTGTACCACCACTAAATTGTTTTTCTTCAAAAACGGTTACAGGTACAAAGTTATTATTAACATCATAAAATTCAAATTTAAATTCAAATATTTCATTTGGAACTGATGTTGGAATTGATGTTAAAAATGTAACAGAATCAGGTGAAAAAGCAGTTTCACCTGATATAACTAAACTTACGTCAGATAGATGCCACTCACCCTGTGATGCACTAAAATATAATGATGCCGATGGTTCGTTTACATCTAATTTAAATTGAATTATTTGATTTTCAAACTTTTTAGTTGGTATAATTCCTTTTAAAGTTCCAATTTTTAATTCATCAATTGAAGAACTATTTGTATGAGTAGAACCACTAATGTACACATCCAAATCAGATGCTGTGGATGAACTATAAAATGCATCAAATTGTAATTCATAAACAGTTTTTGCTGTCAAATCTAATGATGAAGAATATTTAAATTTTCCGGCACCATTTAATTTAACACCATTTACTAATCTTGAATTTGAAAGAGTAGCGGTTAATGCTCCATCTGTATTCCAATAATTTTGTAACACTTCTGAATCAAATATACCGGTAGGTTGAACCGCTCTATTAGTACCATTTAGTGTGAATAATAATTCCGTAGATTCTAATAAAATATCTTGGACTAATTCGTAATCAGATATACTTCCTTTTGAACGTCTAAATACTTTTACTCTTTTTACATCGCCTGCAAATGTTTCTAAATTTGTTAATTTTATATTTGCATAAGATGATGTAAATTGTGATTGAGTTCTATCGGAACCAGATAAATAAGTAACAGAATATGGGGTACTAATTACAGTTTGTACAATATCATTTTCTATTAATGGTGGATTAACTTTGGCCGTGTTCGATGAAATTATTTCTATTATTTCAGGTTCATATGTTGGATATGATGAAAAACTCATTGTTTGACCTAACATATTATTTTGAAATGTTTGCCCGTTTAGTAAAGTAACAAAATATTCTAAATCATCAGGTAAAACGTATTGACCTCTTAATTGAGTAAATTCGGAAAACGTATATGCATCCGTTGGGTATAATCTCGCATTACCACCCTGTGCAATTCTTGTTTCGGTGATTGTAAATACCGGCTTTAAAACTTCAGTTATTGCAACTTCCGGTCTACGATAAAAACGAATTTTTGTACTATTTTGTAAGAATGGATTTACATTTATTTGTTTTTGCCATCTTACATTGTAAGTATCTTTATATTGTAGTGGAACGGGTTGTATTATGCCATTTGTGGTAATATATTCCGATACTTCTCCCAATATTGTAATTGTACATGGACCAAACGCAGTATCGGGGTAAATGTATACAGCTATAACTTTAGAAGTTCCTTCATAATATTCTGGAATACCTTCACCTGGTTCGTGATATATTATATTACCCTTTGCATCTTTTATTTCTATCTTTACAAGAGTATCTGCTACCAAAAATTCAGAACCCTGTATTAAGAATGCATTTTTACCACCAGTGAATGTATCAGGTAATTCTGTAATTTTAAAATATGTACTATTTGGGTCGGTATCCTGTATTAATACGGAATAATTTTCTAAATTTTCTGCAAAAAGGGTCTTTTTTAATACAGCCATTTATTGTTTTAAATAAATATCGTCAAAAAAATAAATAACTCATATTTATATAAAGAAAACTAATAAATACTTTAATATATTATAGAAAACTAAAGAAATCTAAATAAGTTATGAAATACGCAATGTTACAAATTAAAAAAGAAACCCATGAACTTCTCAAAAACTATTGTGAAGAACACGGGTTTAAAATGGGTAGTTTAGTTGAAAATTTAATTAAGAAACACATAGGTGTCACTAAACCTCATTCAGGTGTGTTGAAGGCTGATAAAGTTTTTACTAAATCATCAACATAAACTAACTTTGTTTTCCAAAGAAGCAAACGATATTATATTTCATATCATTTAAAACTTCTTCTACTTCGTGAAATAAATTAACATCGGAATCCAATACTACAAAATTTGGAAATGTTGGTTTTACTTTAATTTTTTCACCATCTTTTTTATAGAGAATTAAATTACCACCATTTGATTCATCCCAATTATTATTTAAAAAATATATAAAAACGCAGTACCTATTTTCAGGACTACCATCATCATGTAATTTTATTTCGCATCCTTTTGTATAAAATTGCAATCTAAAATCATTTGCATATTTATCATTTTCTTTATCGGAATAATAATGTTTTGAAAACTTTATTTGAAAATTTTCTAAAATACGATTTCTAATTTTATTACCAATCTCATCATCCATAGCTGTACCAAATACCCAAGTTGGATAAAATCCACATTCTTTTATTTTTTTAAGTTGATATTCATGGTTCTTTTCAAATATTATATCAGCATTTTGTAAGTTTTTATCATTTTTTAATAAATTATCATATCGTATTTCTTCCATATATGATAAATCATTATATTTGAACCAATAATCGTATCTTGAATGTCTTATTATATTTTTTGAATCTATGAATTCTTTAATATCCAAAACCGCATCAAAATCTATAAATTCTTTATAATTTTCTAAACTATCGTATAGATAGCCTTGTTCTCTAAATTGCTGTATATCTATCATACAAATAAGTATTAAAAATCAATCTTACTAAATCCGTTTTCTTTTTTTATCTCAATTAATCCATCCACAATATCTCTCATAGCATCTAAATGGGAAATTACCCAAATAAAATCGAATTGAGTTTTTAAGTATTGCATCATTCCAAATAAGGAAGAAAGATTATCACTATCTAATGTTCCAAAACCTTCATCAATTACCAAAAAGTTTGGACGAGGTAATCCACATATGTTTATCAATGCAACTCTGATTGCAAGTCCGCTAATAAACTTCTCCATACCACTACACATTTCTAATGCCCATTCTTGGTCCTCATAAACAATCTTTGCGTTGATATTCTTACCATCCACTTCCATTACAACTCCGAAATCAACCACCTGTCCTAATATATTATTTACTTCGGTTTGTATAACCGGCAATGCTTTCGAAATTAATTCATATGGAACTCCATCACGCTTCACTGCATCTAAATAATAGGTGTATAGGCGGTTCTTTTCTTCCAAATCCTTAACTTCATCCATCTTACCTTTTATATTGTCTATAAACGATTGTAATTGCGTTATAGCACTATTTGTGGTGTTTATATCTTTGGTGATTTGTTTAATTACCTTATCAACTTCGGATTTAAGAGTTTCCTTATCTTTGATTTGTTTTTCTAACTCTTTATTATTTTCAATTGTATCTTCGTTTTCGTAATATTTCTCAATATCTTCTTCAACTTTGTCGAATTGAGTTTGTAATAATTCTTCTTTTGTTTCCAAACCTTTATATTCCATTTCAGCTTTTTCTAATATCACTTTCAATTTGGAATATCTGGTTTTCAATTCTTGTAATTGATTATATTGTTCTTCCACACCTTCCATAGTATCTAAAGTTTGTTGAATACCCGTACACTCTATTGTAGATTGTTTAAGAGTTTCTTTCAATTCAGGTAATAATTCCTTTACTCTCATTGCATCTTTTACAAAGGTATTATCACAACAAAACTTACAATTTGGGTCGTATTTATGATTATCCAAATGCTTAATGGTTTCTTCTGCCGAACTTACATGTAATTTTGCAATATCATAACTTTTTATTGCTTCAACCAAATTTGTTTTCTCTTGTTGATAATTTGAATAAGCAGTTTCTATATCAATCGAACCATTAAAGGTTTTCTTTTCTTCAATTGATTTTGAAATTTCTGTAAGAGTATCGTTGTGATTTTCTATTTTAGTTTCCGTATTTGTATATTCAGTTTCTAAATCTTGGATTTGTTTTCCAATTAATTTTCGTTTATCTTCCAAAGTAGGTAAATCTAAATTGGAGTCAATTGGAGCAAGTTGTCTTGTTAAATCCAATATCTCACCTTCAACTCCTTCTTTTATTTTTGTTTCAGAATTTAATTGTTGTTGTAATTCTTTTAATTCACCTTTTCTATCTTTAATTTCAATACCCTTATTCGCCAATTCTGTCGTAAAGTCGGTTTTCTTAAAATTTTTGATAAGTACACTCACTTCTCTAATATCTTCCAATGCAGTATCATACAATTTATCAAAGATATTCAATCCCATAAATTGTGCTAATAAATCCTTTCTTTCTGATTGTGATTTATCAATGAATAGTGCATTGTTACCTTGCAAACTTAATGCAGTTAGAACGAAATCTTCGTATGTTCCTACATATTGTTCAATGATTGCGTTGGTATCTCTACGTTCTGTTCCGTTTAGTGATGTTCTTTCATCTCCATCCATTTTGTAGAACTCAACATCTACTTTTACATTCTTTCCTTTGTTTACGGTTTTAGCAGTTCTCTCAATGAAGTATCTTTCACCATTAATATCAAATTCTAACTTACATTTGAAATCGGTTTTACGATTATTCATTATGTTTGCTGCTTTGAATGCTCTACTACTCTTATCGTATAAACAAAATGAGATAGAGTCAAATAGAGATGATTTACCACTTGCGTTAGGTGCAAACAATCCCATTAAACCATTCAATTTACTAAAATCAATAACATTATCCTCACCATAAGAGAACATATTACTAAATTCAAACTTTATAGGTTTCCATTGGATATTTCTTGCAACATCATCTAATACAATTCTACTATTTACATCTCTGTTGATTGTTTCCAATTCCGCAAGGTCTTGTTGTGTTACAAACGGCATCATTCTCTTAATATAATCTTGTATTAAAGAGTTTTGATGATTTACATCTGTGATATCTTCAAAGTCTAATTTGTTTTGTCTATTTCCTGTCTTTAATTTAGAAAGTGAGTCCGTTCTAATAATTGTAAAATCTTCAAGTCCGTATCTCATCTTAATTTCTGTCAATACTTTCTTTGTATCGGCAGTATCGGTGTTGGATAAACGAACTCTTAATCGTGCATGCTTTGGCATATCTGATACAATAGGAACAACTCCATTATCTACATCCAAAGTATAATAACCATACTCATTTGGAATATCCACTGCTTCGTAAGTTAGAGTATCCATATCCCAAACAAGGAAACCGTGCTTATCTAATGTTTCACCGAAGTTTTGTTGAACCAATGAGCCGGCATAAACTACCTTACATCCTTTCGGACTAATCATTTCCTGACGTTTATGAATATCACCCAATAGTGCTAAATCATATCCATCAAATATATCAGTTGTGAAGTGTCTACTACTAACCACATAACCCACATCTGTAATAGAATTATCAACAGGTCCGTGGAATAATGCAATCTTTGTTTTAGCATCAATATTTTCTGCTTTTGGCCAGTTATCCTTATTATCAAAAATAGAATAAACAGCAAATGCAGTATCACCATAATTCCAAACTTGTGTATCTCTTAAATAATAAAAATTATCTAAATTCAATGCTTCTACAATCGGAGTAAGAACATCAATTCTATCCAAATTGTTCATATTACAATCGTGGTTACCTGTAATAAGGATTGTAGGTGCCAATTTAGCACACTCTGTAAATAACCAACTAATCTCTCTAACCAATTCAGGAGACATTTCCAATTTAGCATGAGCAATATCACCTGCTAAATAAATGATTGCATCTTCCGTTCCTCTATTACGGATTTCCTCAAACATTTTTTCAAACACTTGTCTATACTCTTTGTGTCGTTTCACGTTACGGATATGTACGTCCGCAATATGGTAAATCGTTTTTAATTTACTCATAAACTATTTATTTTATTCAACAATAATTCTTCCGAAGAAAATTCTTTAGTTTTCTTTAGTTCTTCGTAGAATTTTTCATACCCCATATCGGCGGCATCTTTATCTTTTAAATACATCATTTTAACCTGTATTCCATTCTTTCTAAAATACTCTGCTGCTTTTAATGCTTCTGTTATAGCATCGTTATCTAACGAAATAATGATATCACTAACACCACTCATAAAGATTTTCTCAACTAATGATTTAGAAGGAAATTTACCTAATAATGGAATTGCGTTTCGTTTGATTGTGATTGCATCAAATACACCCTCACAAAGTATAATCGGTTCATTCCAATTTACTTGTGATTCAAAACAAATAATGTTCTTACTAATTGGGGGATTTTTATATTTCATTTTGTTCTCCGGATAATATGAACGAGAAACAAAGTAATTTAATGACCCATCGGAATTGTATGATGGTATAATTACTCTTTGTCCATATAATCCTTCTTTACAATATCCAATATTATATTTAACAATATCTTTCATTGTAATACCTCGTTGTGTAAGGTAATGGATAGCATGTTTGTATTCTGGATTAAATCCTTTTGGTTGTTCTGCTAAACTAATAAATTCTTTTGGAAGTTGAATGAATACCTTTGTTTCGGCATCTTCTTGCTGTGGGGTATAATGTGAATCCCCATATATTTCTCTAATAATGGATATAGTTTTCCTGTCTACATCAAGTTTACGAAGAAGAGAAGTCAATTTTTTACCACCACTATTACAAGTCCAACAATGCCACTTTTGAGTTTCTGTGTTTACCTGTAATTTTTGTTTATGGTGATTGCAAAACGGACAATAAAATGCTAATTCGTTTCCTTTTAATGTAAGATAACTACCCAACGCATTAGATAGCGTAGATATTACGATATTTTTATCAGTTTGCTTCAACACAACTGTAATATACAACAAATATTTGATATTACCAAATATTTACATAAGTATTTTACTCCGAAAACCAAGAATCTGGTATTTCCTTATCTGCATACTTAAATCCGTGTTTATCACACCAATCTCCATATGTAGTTTTGGATTTTTTGTTTATTTTATTTTTTGAATTCGAAAATACGAATCGTATATCTAAATTCGGGTTTTGTTCTTTTACCAATAAATGCTTTTTCCTATCAGCAAGAACAAATCTACCTTTAGTTTCTACTCTTATACCATTTGGTAACTTAAAATCAGGATGGTAAGTATGTTGAGAAGCAGGTATAATATAAGGAACTTCTTCGGATTCATATTCGACAGATATTCCTCTATTTGTGATTTGATTGGAAATGTTTTCTTCAAGACCTGACTTAAACCCATGCTTTTTTGCAACCCATTTAGAATTGTTCTTTTTTGTAACTTTTTGTTTAGCCATTAAATTATTTCTTTACGCTATCGGAATATTTTTTTTCATTCACTTCACCACCTCTACCAATTTTAAGCTTTGCCGCATTTAATACTTGGTCATCTGCTTTTTTTAAATCATTGGTTGTGTATGGTGTTTTTGCATTTACACCAGCTTCGAATGAAATTTTATCTACACCAATTGCTGTCTTTTGTTCATCGTATATTTCTAAAATACTTTTACCCATCGTTTTTGTTTTAATATAAATATAAATTAAATATCAAATCTTACAATAAAATTTACAGGAAAATCAGGTTCTGATTTAATTGGTTGTGGTAATTTAGCAACTGCAACTAAATCACAGTTATCATCATATAAACCAATAGTTGTAATAAATGGTGCCAGGAATGAACCAGTTGAATCCACAGAACCACTTATATCCCAATGTTCAAAACCAGCTAATACATTTTGATTAACAGATGAACTATAACGATAATCCAATGTTTCACCGTTTTCTAATTCCACTTTTTTTCGTATATATCTTGCTCCTGTTTTTGATACCGTTTTATATATTCTACCATCCGAACCAGTTATATATTCATATTCAAATCCTACTTCTTTTATTGCGGATGGGTTTTGAGATATATTAAATTCATCCGAATTTACAATTAAAAGATATTCATGCTCATAAATGGTTTTTGTTGATTTAAATGATAAATCCCAACTTGAATTTAATTTATCATCGGTATTTCTTGTCAATACAATTAATCCTTGATTATAAAATATATTTCCAGCTTTATCTGAACCAGCTGCTCCTGATAGAAAATCAAAATTATCAACTACCATATTACCCGTTTCAAGATTAAAAGAAACCATATTTGCACTAAACGGGTCACTATTATATGTTCCTTGAATAACCCCTGTTTCAAAATTTATATTTGTTACTAAAATATTATATGTTTCAAATAACACCGTATCTGTGAATGTTGCATTACCACCTTCAACATTAAATATACTAAAATCTACGGTATCTCCGGCCGCTCCGATGAGGTTACCATAGGAATCATCAATGTAATTTGTACCATTATCATTTAATAAAACGGACCCCTTTTTAATCCCTTCTCCCACATATATTTGAGGAATAGTAATTATTTTTGCATCATCACTTAAATATCTTTCGGAACCTGCACCATTTGCATAATTTGTAGATTTTGCACCAAATCTTAAAAATGGATTATCAATATATTCATTATAAAATTGTGCTTTTAATTGACCGTATATAGAATTTTTTGGATAACCATTTGATAATTCACTTGATGTTACATTAGCTTCATATACGGATAGTTCACTATCTATAAATGACCATTTTTTATAAGCCTTAAAAGGTCTTATACTAATATCTGATTTTGGTATTCTTTTTAACATATCATATATAAATATCTACCTAAAAGAAAACCCAACCTTACGGGGCTGGGTTTTGCTAATCTGTTGGTTATTCTCTATTAGAAATCTAATTTAACTTTAATAGCCACTTCTTTGTCGAATGACTTTTCGACCGGCTTGGATACTTTAGCAACGGCTAACAGCTCGTTAGCATCATCATATAAACCAACAGTAGTTATGTATACTTTAGGGTCTCTTTCAAATGTAGATTGTACAAATTGACCCGTAGAACCTGTTATGAATGTTGGGTTATTTGAGAAGTTAAATTCTCTATTGTTTGCTCTTACGAAATAATGAGATGTAGAAACGTTTTCAGTTCTACGAACTTGAAAATCTGCACCACCTTCCAATGCTTTTAATAATGCAACTCCACCATAATTACTACCTCTTTTAATATGATAAATATTTGAAGCAGAAGATGAAGCGGCTGCTAATTTTATATCAACTTTTGATTGTAAGGCCGCCGGATTTAATAAAATAATACCCATATCAGGATAAAATAAACCATATCCTTGTCCATTTACTGGTGATGCGTAGTTTGCAATAGTTGCGCTTAATGAACTTCCAATATTTAATGAACCTGAAACCAAATTATATACTCTACCAGCCGTAGTTACGTTTTCATCGGTTCCACCACTATCATCAATTAAAGTAATACTACTTGTTCCTGTCAATGTTATTGAAATGTTACCTGGATCTAATCTTTCTTTATATCTAGCTCTATTGATATTAATTGCGTAGAAGTTTTTAAGGTCATGTCCACCTGCGGTTGAACCAGAATAAACACTAAAATAAGAATCGGTAGAATCTAATAAAATATTTTTATATTGATTATATGTTGCTTTTGTTGGTAAAGTTGAATTATCATCTTGAACCAATGTTGGTGCACCATATCCATCGGAATCACCATATGCTATTGAAAATTGAACTTCAGCTGCTTCGTTTGTTATTTCATCATTATATACATCCATATAGTATTTACCACTATCAGATGCAACTTGTGCAGATGATGTATACGATGAACTTACATTAAATGAACCGGTATCACCACTCCATATTCCAGAAGTTACGATTTCGGTTCTATTTGTTACTTTATCAATTGCACCAAATTTTTTGTAGATGCCATTTGTAACGGTTGTAAGGTCACCACTAATTTGTTCACCTTGCCCCAAAAATTGGTTCATGATTCTAACTAATTCGGTAGTATCAATTGGTGTACCTGCGGTGTTAGCTGCACCTGCTAAATATTGTGATAAGTTGCTTGCTAAAAGGGCTCCTCTATTATCTCTAATTACTGCCATATTATTTAAGATTGAACGTATGTTACGGTTACTGGAATAGTTTGTGAACCACCTGTTTCATTACCATAAACTGTGATTGTAGTTCTGATGGTTGAAGTTAAAGATGGGTTTGGAATAAATTTAAAAGTTAATCCTTTTGCAATAGCTGCTGTTGCAGATACATCATCACCGATAAATACCGGTACTGAACCAACTGCTGCAGAAACTCCTTCACCAATTATATCACCTGCATTTTTATTAGATAATACTAAAGTATATCCTAAATTTCTATTACCAGCTGGAGATGTTGTTGGAGAGAGTGATACTTCACCACTTCTTTGATTAACTGCTATATTAGGAACACCAAACTCTACAACAGGGATTCTTGTAGTATTTTTTGGTAAAGTTACTAATTTATATTTCATTACTTGAGTTTCATCAGGATTAGCTTCCAATACAGGCATATTTTTAATTGCTGCATCATAATAAGCTGAACCCAATGGATGTGCAGGGTCATAAAGTGTGTAATCAATTTCATCATCTGCTAATGCAAATTGAGTAATGTTTAATCCTTGTCCTGCTGCTAATTTTTCTCTACCTTTTTTGGTAAGAATTGCATCGACTGTTAATTCTGTATTACTTAAATATCCCATAGTGTATTTTTATATCGTTTGTTAATAAATATAATAATTTTAGAATTCCGTTATTCCACTTCTAATATTGGTTCACTTGCATCTCTACCCGCTTTATTAACTCTTAATGTATTAGGATTAGTTGCAAATGTTTCAACAGGAGGTGTACCATCCAATGTTGTTGCCGCAGTATTTTTACTACCTAAATAATAAGAATTTTTAAGTCCTCTTGTTAAATCGGTTGTATTTCTATAATGTGTTGGCAAATATCCATCTAAAGGAGTTACTGCTATTATTTTTCCACCAATTGTAGGAGTAGTGTTTGGATTTCCTGTAGAACCTGTGTATGGTTGTATGTTTAATTTTGTTTCGGTGTATAAAGATGAAGTTAAAATTGTTCCACCTCTAGGGTCACCTTTTCCATTAATAGTAACTTTATATTTAATTATATCTCTTTGTTTTTGTTCTTTAACTAAATTAATTAATACTCTTTCTTTTTTAATACTACCATCAACATCATAGTATGTTCTAATAGCGTGACCGTTTTGTCCATAAACACCAAATCCAATTGTTTCATAATCGGATTGACCGGCTATGGTATTTATATCATATACATCTAATTCTGTTAAAATAGTTGAATCACCCAATCCTGCATTTATTGTAACATCTTGTTGATACGATTCTGCCATTGGTGCCGGTGCTGTATTACTTTGTATAAATGATACATATTGATAATTTTCGGCAGTAGTTTTTTGTAATGATGCAGTATCTATTTTTGCTTCAAATTGATTATTTTCACCAAACAAATTTTCACCAATATTGGCATCAATACTACTTACAAATTGATTATTTTCAGCAAATGCGATTATATGTTTTTTTGTATCAATTACTGAATCTTGTTGATAATCTTCACCGATTGGTTTTGTTTGTTTTATTTTACTTCTTTCAAGTATATGAGGTTCAATTAATAAACCAGTAGTAGCCTTTACTCTAGCAGGAAGCATTTTCTTAATATCTTCAAACAAAGATTTTTCATAAGATTTGATTAAATTAATATATTGGTATATATCTCTACCATCAAATCTATTAAAATAATATCCCCTTAATTTATCTAATGATTTATAATTTGCCTTATATTCATCCGATGGGTCACCAATGTAATCATCCAAATTAATACCACCAAATGATTTTGCTATATCTATATTCATCTCTTTTGTTGGAGAGAAAAATAAACCAACTCTATTAGAATCCATAGGTGATTGGTCAAATGCTTTTTTAGTTGCTCTATTTTTTATAGAAAGATTTATACCACCGGATACATCATTTCCAAATAAATCTGATTGGGGTTCGAATCTTATTTTATTTGTTGAATATCTAGAACCTCCTATGTTTGGAAATTCTAAACTTATTGTTCTTTCTAATGATTCAAAATTAATATTATTACTAAATCCATATGTTGATGCCGAATAAGATGCCGATACATTTTCCGATAATATGGTAGAACCAGAAAGTATTGATATTGTTCCATCTTCTAATTGATTTCTAGTAACAGATGAACTAAAGTATATATTAGTATCAACATTTATCAACGAAGATGTACCATATGTTTCATTTAAATTTTTAGGATATTCAAAATCTAAACGGAAATATAAATCATCGGTTGAAGATGAAATATGATTGCCATTTATTGATTCAGGAAAAAACACATGTTTAGAAAACGCAGATGCTGATAATGGTGTAGACCATAAACGAAATTCATCTAAACTACCACTATAATTTCCACCTATTTTAATTTTACTACCATTATTCCAATTTGTAGTTACACTATCTAATGTAGTTATTTCTTCAAATATTTCACGTTCACCGTTAACTTGTTTTAAAGATAAAGATAAACCATTTGAACCAGAACTTATTAAAATTCCAAAAAATCTATCATTAAAAATTGGAAGTAATGATGATGATATTGCAGTTGAATTATAATAATTAAATGCAACTTTACCATATTCAGTATTTGTTGAACCACTCAATTGTAAACTCCATCCACTTCCAGAAATTAATGTTTGTCTTTGATTTAATTTATTTGGTTTAACAAATAATTCAATAGAATTTGGTTTTGTATTTTTATCGGTATTTGTCCAATTTAACTCAATTGATGATGTTAAATTCATATTCAATACATAAGTCAAATTATCCATTGTAACTTTTGTAGTACCTGATTCTGTTTCTTCCGTAAATCTACTTCCTGCTTCAGGGCCACCAAACTCTAAAATTGAAAGATTTGATGATGGAATACCATAACAAGCCATTATTGCATATATTCCTCTTCGTGTACCTTTATTTTTAAGTAGGTATGGTAAGTTATTTAATATTCTTCTCCAAATTTCATTATTTCTATCTTTTGGAGATTTTGAACTTTTTTGAACACCATCCGAATCCAATCCCAATGCGTATTCCCAAAGTTTTGAATTTGATGAAATATTTTTAGCATCCCATCCTAAAGATTGTAAAGTATCGTATAATAATTTTTCAGAAATATCTGATTTTTTATATCCTCTATTTCTACTTTTTTCTATAGATTTTGTATAAAAGTAAATATTATCAAAATGATGTCCTATCATTGAAAAAAATAATAATAAATCATTATTTTCATCATTTTGTAAAATATATTGTGGGATATTATTTTGTATATAGTGATTGTTTTCTATATCATAATCTTCTGCCGATTGAATTAATTTAGTATACCAACTACCAACAACATTTGAATCACTTTGTAGTTTTATATTACCATTGTGTGGCCAAGTTATAGAATCCGATGTAACTGTTGTATATTCTGAACCGGATTCATATGATGGTGTATATAAAAACTTTTCAAACCCATCAAAACTTTGTAATACTTTTTGTTTTTTGATTGTTTGTCTTTCTCTTTCTTGTAAAGATGCAATTGATAAAGGTGCGGCTCCATAATGATATGATGCCGAAATAGCTAAATCGTAAGCTTCTATTAATTGTACTTTATATACAAAATTATCAACTCTTTCTTTAGCTGAACTGAAATGTACAAAATTATCCCAAACTATTGAACCGGTTAAATAATTCGAACCACTATAATATTGTATGTTTA